CGCGGCACAAATATAGGACAAAGCTCAAAGACCCCATTGCATACCATAACCGCAAGCGGGGCACATCACGGAGTTATTGCGTGTTATGTCGCTCAACAAAACTTGGGAGCAGTCGGCAGGAAGGGTGGAGCACCGTTAAGCACTTTAACGCAATCGGGCAGTCAACAACAGTTAATCTCTTGCGCCTTAGTGCCGTATTATGGCAGCGAGACGGACGGACAGAGTATAAAGAGCCCGTGCCGCACAGTTACAACAAAAGACCGCTTTGCGTGTGCGCAAACAGTTTTTGAGGTAGAGCCGCTTACGCCCGAAATTGCCGTAAAGGCGCGCGCGGTTGCGGCATGGCTGCGCGGATATGGCGTAAAGATTGACGGGGAGTTTGCCCAGGTTGGCGAGCTTGTAATTTACGATGTGGGGTTGCGTATGCTCACGCCCAGAGAGTGCTATTTGGCGCAAGGCTTCCCGTCTGACTATATAATAGACAGGGGCATTACCTGCGACGAACCGCACCAAGTAATTGCCCTGAACCGTGCCGAACAAATGAGAATGTGCGGGAATTCCGTCTGCCCGCCGCTCTCTCAAGCCCTTGTAAGGGCAAACTTTGTTGAAGTGAATGAAGAAAGGAAAGCGATATGACACTAAATTTTACAGTCTTTGTTGATAAAGTTCTCGACGGGACAAAGCGCCAAACAATACGCAAGTTACGCAAAGGGAAAAGGCAAATTAGGCAGGGAGACAAGCTCACATTGTATACGGGGCAAAGAACGCCCGGATGTATGCTGTTGAGAGAAACCGTCTGCACGGGCGTCTCGGAAATCGCGATCTGGGGCGATGGAGAGGACTATCGCGTATTTGTAGACGGGAAACAGTTATTTGCCGCCGAGGTTGAGGCTTTGGCAAAAGCCGATGGTTTTTCAAACGCCTGCAATTTCTTGACATTCTTCAACGAAAAATACGGGCGGCCATTTACCGGCGTAATAATAAAGTGGAAAGATTAAATATGACCGCATCTCAACTGTTCCCGACTGTTTTAATCGTTTTAGACGTGTGCGCGGGGTTGGTCTATCTGGTGGCGGATAAAGACCTCCGCCTTTGCCTCTACTGGCTCGCCGCCGCCGCCCTCACTTTTGCAGTAACATTTAAAGACTTGAAGATATGGAAGCTATGAATGAAATTAGTTTTACAATAGATATGCTGCCGCCCACGGCAACAGCGCAACAAAAGGGCGCGTTTATTTGTGGCGGCAAGATTCGTTTTTTTAAAAAGAAGAAAGTTAAGGATGCCGAAGATACACTTACGGCTCTCTTTTACAAACATAAGCCATGCGCGCCTATGCAGGGGGGCTTGAAGCTATCGGTAAAGTGGTTTTACCCATACCGTAAGAGCGAAAAAAAGAGCATTACAAAGACGGGGTCTATCGTTCCGCACATTACGCGCCCCGACTTAGACAACCTTGAAAAAAGTCTGATTGACGTGCTTACGCGCTTACAGTTTTGGCAGGATGACAGCCAAGTTTGCGTAAAAGAAACCTCAAAATTTTGGGCTCCGACGGGTAAAATTTCTATTAAAATAGAAAGAGTTGACGTGTAAAAGACATGAAACTTAGACCCTATCAAGAGCAATCGGTAGACGCGATTTTTGCCGCGTGGAAGGAGTTTAAACGCACTTTGCTGGTGTTGCCTACCGGCACGGGCAAGACCGTGGTATTCTCAAATGTTGCGGCGCAATGCGCGCAGCGGGAGCGCGTGTTGATACTGGCGCACAGGGATGAGCTTATACGACAAGCCGCCGACAAGTTGAACCGCGCTTGCGGCCTTGACTGTGCCATAGAAAAGGCCGAAGAAACAGCCCTGGGGAGCTATTTTAACATCACGTGCGGCAGCGTGCAAACCCTCATGCGACAAAGCCGCTTGGAACGTTTTGCGCGCGATTATTACGGCACAATAATAATAGACGAGGCACATCATGCTTTGAGCAGCTCTTATCAAAATATTTTAGACTACTGGAACGGCGCAAAGGTGCTTGGCGTTACTGCAACCCCCGACAGGGGAGACAAGAAGAACCTCGGCGCGGTATTTGAGAGCATAGCATTTGAATATTCAATGCGCGCGGCAATACAAGACGGCTACCTAAGCAAAATCGTCTGCGAGACCATACCGCTTAAAATCGACTTGGGGAACGTCCATGTAAAAGCGGGGGATTATGACGCCGGAGAGCTGGGCACGGCTTTGGAGCCATATTTGGAAAGCATAGCGGCAAAGATACCCCAAGACAGAAAGACGCTGATATTTTTGCCGCTGATAGCGACGTCTGAGCGCATGACGGAGTTGCTTAAAGCCCGCGGCCTACGCGCCGAGCATATCGACGGCAAAAGCGAAGACCGGCGCGAGATTTTAAAACGATTTGAACGCGGAGACATTGACGTGCTTTGCAACTCAATGCTTTTGACGGAGGGCTTTGATGAGCCGAGCATTGACTGCGTGGTGTGCCTACGCCCCACAAAGAGCAGGGCGCTTTACACTCAAATAATAGGGCGCGGAACAAGACCCCTTGCCGGCAAAGAGAATTTATTGGTTTTGGACTTCTTGTGGCACAGCGCAAAACATGACCTTTGCCATGCTGCGCACCTGATTGCGCCTAAGGCCGAGACAGCCGTCAAGATGCGCGAAATCTCAGAGCAAAAGGGTTGCGGCGCGCAAATGGAGCTGCTTGAGCTTGAGGAAAGCGCAAATAACGAAATACGAACTCAGCGTGAAAGCGCCCTTGCGGACAGGTTTAAAAACCTCTCCACCAAAAACGGCAGGCTGCTTGATCCGCTACAATACGCCCTGAGTGTGCATGACGACGATTTGCAGGATTATGAACCCGAGATGCCGTGGGAGCTTGCGCCGGCATCTGCCGCGCAAATAGCCCTGCTTGAGAAGAACGGCTTTGACGCAAGCACCATCCCTAACAAGGGCTATGCGTGCAAGATTTTAGACCGCATGACGCAAAGGCGAGAAGCGGGACTATGCACCCCCAAACAGATGAAAATTTTGCAGCCCTACGGCTACAAGGATGTGGGCAACTGGAGCTTTGACGCTGCGAGTGCCGCCATAGGCGCCATAGCCGCAAACGGGTGGAGAAGGCCTTATTATAAAACCGTAAGCTTTTAATTTATGACAAGCGAAAATTTAGATTTAATAAAAGAAATCCTCCCGCGCCTGTCGGCGAGCCGTGCAGACGCTTATGAAGATTGGCTTGCCGTCGGGATGGCGCTATTTCATGGCGGGGCCGATTGCGCGGTATGGGACGAATGGAGCCGCCAAAGCCCAAAATATAAAGCGGGGGCGTGTGAAGCGAAGTGGAAGACCTTTGCTTCCGCGGGCTCAACCCTCGGCATGGGGAGCCTTGTGGAATGGGCGAGGGCGGACGGCTTTGACCCATACGCGGGGCAAGCCTATGATTGGGGCGACGTGATTGTCCTTGCGGGCGACACCGCGCCCAAAATCGCCGCGATATTCGGCAACACGGATTTAATACGCTACTTAAAGGCGGTCTTTAAAGACGGCGAAAACGTCAACTATGTTGTCGACGCTTATGAGCGCGAAGGCAAATGGCTGCCCGCCTCAAAAGGCGTTACGCGCAACGTGGCGGAGCTTGTGGGCGACTTGCAAAAGTATGAGGACATAACCTACGCTTTGGGCGACTATAAAAAGGAGGCGGGCGCGTGGATACGCTTTAACCCCGTCAAGGACGGCGGCGGCTCAAAGAATGAAGATGTTTTAGATTTGCGCCATTGCTTGGTCGAATCTGACGGCATGGACATTGAAGCGCAACTCGCCACCATACGCCGCTTGCGTTTGCCCTGTGCGGCCATAGTCAACAGCGGCGGAAAGTCTGTTCACGCCATTGTCAAAATTGACGCGGGCGAAGATTTAAAGCTCTATAAAGAGCGTGTGGCGTATCTCTTCGGGGCATTGGAGCGCGAAAAGTTTATCGTAGACAAGGCTTGTAAAAACCCGAGCAGATTATCGCGGTTGCCCGGCGTAACGCGCGGAGGTCGCAAACAGTTTTTAATATCTACAAATGAAGGCTGCGCGTCTTGGGCGGACTGGGAGGCGGAAATCAAGGCAAACGATTTTGACTTTACGAAGCTTACCTTTGAAGACCTTATCAATACGCCGCCTGAGGACAAATCGGACAATTTATTGGGCGATCGCTTTTTGACGCGTGAGGGGTCTTGGCTTATCGTAGCGCAGTCCGGCGTGGGGAAAAGCGTGCTTGCAATGCAAATGGCGGTGCTCTTTGCGCTTGGCCGCGATTTGTGGGGCTTAAAGCCCGTCAAGCCGCTTAAAGTGGCAATCATCCAGGCTGAAAATAACAAGCTCGATTTGGTCGAACCCCTGCGCTCCATTTGTGAAAATTTAGAGCTCACAAAGGCCGACGAAAAGATATTACAGGGGAATTTCTCCGTGTATCCGAACAGCTCTGAATGCGGCAAAAACTTCGGGCGCTTGCTCGAGAGAGTCGCAAAAGATTTACACCCCGACATTGTTATCGTTGACCCGTTACTTTCTTATATAGGCGGAGACATTTCTAAGCAGGATGTGTGCTCGGCATTCTTACGCAATACCGTGCATCCCATCATACAGCGCTACCAAATGGGGCTTATCATCATGCACCATACGGGCAAGCCCAGGGGCAAGGATGAGGAGGCCTCCGGCAACGCCCTTAGCTATGCCGGCACAGGTTCAAGTGAGCTCACCAATTATGTGCGTGCGGCCTCGACCATTTTTCAAAACAAGGACAATGAAAAGGTCTATGATTTTACATATTCAAAGCGCGGAAAGCGCGCCGAATGTAACCCCACTATATACCTGAAGCAGGGCGAAAACGGCGCAATTTTTTGGGATAAGGCGGATAAGCCGGATGCCCCCATAGACGTCAAAAAGCGCCGTCCAAGTAAGTATGACGGGCAAGGATGGGAAAGCCTACCCCCATGTGATTATGACGCCCTTATCGCTCAGATAAAAGACATCTGCGGCGGGGCCTTAGGCGAAGATATTACTGATAAAAAAGCCGACAACATTCGTCGAGTTTTGCTTGATAACGGTAAGTTGATTTTAGACAGAGACACAAAAAAATATCAAGGAGCTCTATCATGGTAAGCGCAAAAACCTCCGGATGTTTAGACCAAAATTCTGGCATCCAAAATGAAAAAATGGCATCCAAACCCGCATGGTTAAGCGTTTGGATGTTTGGGTTTGCCTCAACCATGCGGGTTTGCGGGCATTTGGATGTTAAAATTGGTTTTGGATGCCAGCCCAAACATCCAAAAGTTTGGATGTCTAACGCTAACATCCAAAAATCGGGAAGACATCCAACCCTTTATTCATGCGGGTTTCTGACATCCAAAAATAAACATCCAAAACATCCTCACGCGTATGCGCGTATGCGTGCGCGTATTTACATGGATATTATATATCCCGTAGGGATATATATAATATCCAACGTAAATAGTTTGGATGTTAAGGTAAACATCCGGAGATTTCTTGGCTCTGGATGTTTGGTTAACGCTTCGCGCTACACCCTGCGGGTGCGCTCGCTACCAAACATCCACGCCAAAGTAAGAGGCTTAAGAATCGCCCTTAAACGCATTTCAATGCTCCAAGGGGTAGTTGGATATGCCCTAATGCATTTTAAACCCACAGAAGGCGAAATAAGCCATGTAGAAACGCGATTAGGGGGTGGGCCTAACGTCGGGTTTAAAGGAATCTATTTGAAGGTAATCGCGAAGCAGGTGCCGCGCAGGAGGCGTTTTTTGTTATGTGAGGCAAAAAAGTTTTTGTTTCACGCGAACACAAGAGCGGTTGAATAAAAAGTTGAGGAATTACAATGAAGAAAATGAAATCAAAAAAAGCTGCGGGGCCAGATAAAGTTAAAACTACGGCAAAGAAGCCCTCTATGCATGCCGTCATCTCTACCGCAAAAAACCAAACGGAACTTGCCGCGACCTTGGGATGTGAACGTATAACGATACGCAGATGGCGTGAAGAGCACAAGGATTTCCCCAAGCCGCGCGCAAACGGGCGGTGGGATATTGAAGCCGTCAAGAAGTGGGCCCTAGAAAACGGCAAGCTTATCGGTTCGGGAAGACAGGAACCCGCCGACCTTACTGCCGGCACCGATGAAGGCGAAACGTTTTCGGACTTGCGCAAGAAAGAGCTCAGAGTGTCGCTCGAACTGCGCGAACTTGAATTACGCAAGGTTAAGGCCGAGCTTGTTGAAATGTCGGAGGCGAAGCGCATCTGCCTTGAGATTTTATCCCCGCTTGGCCGCCGCATAAAGGACATGGCCGCGAACATCGCCCTTAAGGTCAACCCGCAAGACCCCACGCACGCCAAGGCCGAGCTTAAGGTATGGTCAAACGAAACCCTCAATCAAATTCAAGAGATATGCGAAAAGCTCAAAAAGTAGATTTCATCGACGCGCTTGCGGGCGTCTTTAAACCGCGTCCGGAGCAAAGCGTTGTCGATTGGGCGGAGGGGCAGTATTCACTCTCTACGATAGCCAGCGGCACGGCGGGGCGCTACTCGACATCCATCACGCCATATGTGCGCGAAATCATCAACCTGTTTTCGGACTTTGAAGTCGAGCGTGTGGTCAAATGCTTCGGGGCCCAGACGGCCAAGACGCAAAGCGACATGGCGGGGCTTGGGTGGTTCTTGGCGCATGAGCCCTCTCCGGCAATGTGGGTTATGCCCAATAAGCAGCTTGCCGCAGCTTTCAGTGAATCACGCTTGCAGCCGTTTTTGTTTTCATCGCCCGACATTCAGGAGCTAAAGCCGAAAAGCCGTTTCGCAATCAAAAAGACGGAGATGAATTTTGACTCCTGCATATTGACGCTTGTGGGTTCCAATTCCCCCGCGAATCTTTCAAGTCGCCCCGTGCGGCTGCTTATCCTTGACGAGGTTGACAAATTCAAGCAGCAGACATCTCGCGAAGCCAACGCGATTGCGCTTGCCATACAGCGCACCCGCACTTTTGCGGAGCCTAAAATTTTGATGAGCTCGACGCCCACAATTTGGGACGGTGAGATTTGGCAAGAATTTTTAAACGGCGATCAACGCCGTTGGTTTGTGCCGTGCCCGTTTTGCGGCGAGCATATTGTCTTAACGCTCAACCCCGATAAGAGCGCCTTTAAAAAGCGCGGCTATGAAGCCAAGCTTTGTTGGGACCCTGCCGCAAAGCGCCCAAACGGAGAATGGGATAAGGAAATGGTTGCGAAGACCGCTCATTTTGAATGCCCCCATTGCAAAGGCAAGATTACCGAGCGCTACAAAATGCAGATGAATAGGGGCGGACAATGGCGCCCAACAAATGCAGATTATTGCGACCCCAAAGTTCGCAGCTACCACCTGCCCACGTTTTACGCCCCTTGGAAGCAAGCAGGTTGGGGCGTCTTGGCCAATGAGTTTTTAAAGGCTAAGAAAAGTCTCGACGGTCTCAGAGACTATCTCAACTCCGTATGCGCAGAGCCTGACATGGGGCAGTATGAAGGCGGAAGCGCGGCACATAAAGAGCTTGTCATCGCCGAAGTTTCAGAAGCCGCGCCAAAGGGTTCTGCGCGTATCATGACTGTAGACGTCCAGAAAGACCACTTTTGGTTTGTGATTAGGGAATGGCAAGCGAGCGGCGCAAGTATCTTGTTGCGCTGGGGGCGCGCCGACAGCTACGAAGACCTGCGCGAGCAGGAGCAGAAATCCGACGTTAAGTTTGTGGGTTTAGACAGCGGCTTTGAGGCCGCTGAGGTTTATGCCGAATGCGCGCGTTACGGTTGGTTTGCATGCCGCGGCGATATTCGCGAAACATGGCCAAATAAAAAGCGCGTGCAGGTGCCCTACAACATCAGGGTGTTTGACCCTATGATAGGCACAAAAGAGCAGGGCAAAAAAAACATCGCTGAACTGCGGTGGAGCAATCCGCGCATAAAAGACACGCTGGCCCGTCTGCGCGATAGAGATACGGCACCCGTGCCGTGGGGTGTCGCAAAAGAATATGCGACGGATGAATATTTCAGGCATCTCGACGGCGAGTATAAGCGGCGCGTGGCCGACCCGAGGACGGGCAAAGTGTCTCAGCAATGGGTGTTGCGCAATTCGCGATGGCCAAACCACATCTTCGACTGCGAATGCATGAGTATAGCGGTTGCAATGTATTTAGGATTTTTAAAAGCGACAGAAACAACAAAGAGCAAGGATTCAAAATGAAATTCGGAGAAAAACTTTTAAGCGTAAGCGAGCTTGCGGCGGAAATAGGGCGCTGCCCGACTTATATTTATAAATTAAAAAAAATGGGCGCACCCGTATTTGGTGGGTCTGGATATGTGAGCGAAATTATTGAGTTCATTCGACAGACCGACGCGCGGCCTTTTTCAAAAACTTCAAAAAACTTCAAAAAATTAGAAAAAACTAGAAAAAACTCCAATGCGGGAAAATAAAAAATCGCTTATGATGGGGCTCACATGGGGAACCTGTCATCGAAATACAAAAGAATCTTCCTGCGCAACATTGCTTGGAGCGCAGAAGATAATGCCGTATCCCTGTCTTTGGCGCTTAAGCAAGCCGCGCAAAGCCGCTTAAAGTCATCGTCAAGCGGCCTTTATTTGACGGGCACAAGCGCAAATGGCGCAAGCGTAAATTATTCCATCCCGCCGAGCGGCGATGCAACCCCCACGTCCATTGCCGAGCTTTGCGGAGAATTGATTGACCTGTTTGAAGCGGTCAAGGCCGCGCATTCAGATGCTGATGACGAAACGCTTTTGCGCTACATGCTTAATCGCATCGTAAGCGTAAAATCGTATTGTTCCAACTTTGGAGGGCTTGTAAGATGACGCTCTTCGGCAATTTCTTCAAGCGCGTCAAGGCGTCTTATCAGGCGGTTAAAGAGGGCGTCTCTCGCTCAATAATTGCGAACCCCGTTCAAAATTCAACGCGCGACAACACCGCATGGACGCGTAAAAAACTCATTTCAAAGAGCAGATATTTTTATGAAAACTCGCCGATCTATACACTGATAATTGAGCGCCTTGTGGCCTTCACAATAGGCTCGGGGCTTAGTGTAAGCCCCAAGACGGATGACGATGAATTTAATAAAGCCGCCGCCGCAGTTTGGGCGGATTGGTGTAAAGACCCCGACATTACAAGCGAACTTGATTTTACGGCCTTGCAGGGCATTATCTGCCGCTCGATATTCATAGACGGCGATTGCCTGACCGTAAAGGTTTTGGACGGCGGTGCCCCCAGGCTGCAATGTTTTGAGTCTCATGCGGTCGCAAAAAATCTTGGGCTGTCATGGCTCAAGCCCGACGGCGTTGAGCTTGACCCGCTCGGCAGGGTCTTAGGCTACCACGTAATGCTTGATGAAACAAAACCCTACAGCACCGTCCTTGTCGATTTAAACGACTGCATACTTCACTCATTCCCCAAACGCCTCAACCAGTATCGCGGCGTTCCCGTGGCCTCATCGGCGCTCATCACAATGCATGATATTGATGACGTCATCGAATATGAAAAAATGTCCGTCAAAGAGCTATCGGCGCGTGCCCTTGCCGTTAAGCGCGTAGGCGGCGAAGACGATGAAAACCCCATCAACGCGCTTAAGGGAAACAGCGATGAAGGAATGACGGTTGAAGAAAGCAAAAAATATTACGAAGAGCTTTCAAAAGAGTGCGCAGCCGACCGTTCAAAAATAATGGTTTTGAATACAAGCGATGACCTTGTGGAGCTTCAAAATAACAGACCGAGCCCCGCATGGCAGGGCTTTATGCAGCTTCTGATTGAGAGCTGCTGCCACTCAACCGCCATAGCTCCGTCGGTAATTTTGGGCAACAAAGTGGGGGGTGCCGATACCCGCCGAGACCTTATGACAGCCGAGCGCGTAATCTCGAAATGGCAGAGCATGATAAGCCGCCAGTTTCAAGAAATTTACGAATTCGTAATCGGCTTTAATATTGCGAAGGGCGTCATCAAAAACGCCCCCGCAAATTGGCGCAAAACAAAATGGCAATTCCCGCCCAAGGCGAGCGTGGACGCTGGGCGTGACGGTAATAACGATCGCTCGGACGTGGAAGCGGGGCTTATGTCCCGCGAACAGCATTACGCAAGGCGCGGCCTTGATTGGCGTTCTGAGCTTGCGCAAATAGCCCGCGAAGAAAAAGAGATGCAGGATTTGCGCCTCAAAATGGGTTTATCCCCAAAAGAAAAGGAAACGGTATGAAAGATTTTTTAAAGGCAAAGTTCAGCGCAGTCAAAGCCCTACAAGACTCAGCGGCTCCAGACAATATTGAATATCTACCGGCTGGCGAGCACGTAGCTTACTGCACATTGAACGACTTCCCCGTAGAGCTGAAAGTGGTCATCACAGAAGAGACCGCAAAGGTTTTACAGGGGAGCCTTGCCGAAGTTTTAGAGCTCTTTAACAAGGGCGAGATTTCGCGCCCCTTCGTGGATTTTGACCATCTCGGCGGACGCGCCGCAGCTTTTCCCGAGTCAATATATTGGGAAGACGGTGTAAGGCTCAAACTCTCTTGGACAAGGGCGGGCAAAGAGGCCGTAGAAAATAAGGAGTATTCGTATTTTTCGCCCGAATTTTTTGTGGACAAAGAAACTTTTGAAGTGAGGGGCGTTAATTGGCCGGGCGCGATAGGCGCGCTTTGCAACATCCCCGCGTTTCAAACAATCGAAAAAATAGCGGCAACGCTTAACCCGAAAGGAACAACCACCATGACCGAAGAAGAAAAAAAGAAAATGGAGGAACTTGAGACCTCTGTAAAAGACAAGGATGCGGAAATCGCGGCGCTCAAGGCTGCCGATGCCGAAAAGGACAAGGCGGCTTCCGACGCAAAAACCGCCGCAGAAACCGAAAAGCAAAAGGCGGAGGCCGCCCGCAAGGCAAGCATAGAGACGTCTGTCGATTTGCTCATCGCCGCCAAGCGCGTAAAGCCCGAGGGCAAAGACGCCCTTGTCAACGCCGCAATGGCCACCGCAGACGGCGGCAAGGCGCTGTTTGCCGCAATTCCCGACGCCGCCCCCGGGCGCGCCCCGATTCAGGCCAAGCAGACCGATGACGCCGACGCCAAGAAGGCGGACGGTATCGCGCGCGCGGCTGCGGGCTTCAACAAACAACTTAAAGCAAAGGAATAACCATGCCCAGAGAAGTAATCAACATGTTAGATGCCGCAAAGCTTGAGGGCAACGACATCTCGATTGGAATCATCGACGAGGCAATCAAGAATTGCCCCGAAATTCAGGAACTCCCGTTCCTTTCAATACCTGACACAAAGTTCAAGTATTTGCGCTTAAACAAATACCCGCACGGCGCGTTCAGGAATATCAACGAAGGCGTTGCGGCCTCAAAGTGGGACGGCGAACAGGCCGAGTGCGAATGCTTCCCCTATCAGTCGGACATCGAGGTTGACTCAATGCTTGTCAGCAAAGACAAATCCAACCTCGGCGACCTGCTGGCTATAAACGGCTCAACGCTGTTGCAGGGCGACTTCATCAACCTTGCCGAGCAAATATACTACGGCACAGACCCCAAGGGCTTCCGAGGGCTTACGCAGCTTTGCAAAAGCGGCATGAAAGTAAGCATGGGCGGCACCGGCAACACCAAGAGCTCCGTTTGGTTTGTCCACAGGGGCCCGCACGGCGTGGGTCTTCGCGGGGGCAAGGGCAGCTCGCTCACGCTTGACGAAGTGCGCTACACCAAAAAGTATGAAGACGATAAGTCGCATTGGGTATATTCTTGCGGCATGGAAGCTTGGCTCGGTCTTTATGTCGGCCACACGCTTTCTATCGGCTGCGTAAACAACGTAACGCCCACCACGGGCTTAACGCAAAAGAAGATGGCGGAACTACTCTCAAAGTTCCCCCGCGCGGGCAAGCCCGACGCCATATTTATGAATCCGCAGACCCATCAAATGTGGCTCGAAGAGCGCGCCAAGGTGGGTCAGTTGGTTGCGGGGGCTGCAACCGCGCAGTTTACCACCGCTTACGAAAACGCGAACGTGGACAACTTTATGGGCATACCCGTATTTACCACGGACGCAATCCGCAACGACGAATAAGGAAAGGTTTAAAAATGTTTAAAGGCAGAAAAGATTCAAACCTCATCGCAGAAGCGGCATTGCCCGCCGATGCAAATGCGGTATCAACCGCCGCGCTCGATTTGCAAAGCGCGCACCAGAACTTAGAGCTTGAGGTAGCCGCAGAGGCCACCACGGCTCTTGTCGCAACAAAAAAGATTGTCATAGCCGTGCAAGAAAGCGCGGATAATGACAGCTTTGCCGCCGCCCCTTGGGCACCCTCGCTCACGCTTACGGGCAAGACGGGCAACGGTTCTGACGCGCTTACCCAGCGCATAGGCATACCCACCACGGCGTTGCGCTACATCAAGCTTGTGGCCACGCCCGAAGCTTCCGGCGGCGACTGCTCCGCGTCAACATTAACCTTAGCTGCTGTGTTCTAGGCTATGTTTGTATGTGGGGAGGGGCGGTAGGCAAACCCCGCCGCCCCTCTCTTTAAAAAAATATGAGCTACACGGGCACAGATGCGCTTAAAAAGTTCAACGATACGTTGAATGAATATGCGTTGCAAAGCAAGAAGAACGCCGCCGAAATTGTTATACAAAAAGGCGAACAACTCATCTTGGGGATGTCCGGGTCTTTTGACGGCGCATATCAGCGCTTTGAGAGATTGGCGCCCAAGCGCGGCTCAATTTTTCAAGAGCGCATCGGGCTTATACGCCGAGAAGGTATATTTGTAAAAGGCCGTGCGGCAAGTGCCGCATCAAGCATTTTAAAGGGCAGCAAAAGCGGGCTTTTTAACATATCGGGCGGTGATGGAAGCGCGCTGCGCATTACCCCCATTTACATAGGAACAAAGGGCAAAAAGAAGGGCTTGCGCATTTACGGAAAGGCCAAGAACAAAGAGCTTGCCGGCGCAAGTCTTAAGAAAGATTTGGGCGGCATTGTTTTAAATTCTCAAGCCCTTAAAGCGGCTTATGAGCTTAAGTATCGCGAGGCTGCGCGGCGCTACTCGGCAGTCGCCTTTCTTGATAAGTTTTATAAAAAATTCTGTGGGATGTTGCGTCGCAAATACGGGGGCTCCGGCTCAAAGCGCAGATACACGCAGACGGGCAAAGAATATGTCAACTATGCAAATAAATCGGGCACATCTTTATCTCATGCAATAGCCAACTTTCAAGACGGAGGCGCGGAATTTCGGCTTAGGGTATTTACTTCAACCATGAAGAAGCCTGGAGCGCGCAGAATTTTAGACAGGGTTTTGAGCGACGTAACAAAAGACATGAGGCAATACATAAACCGCAAACAGGCGGAGGCCGCACAGAAAGCGGGGTTAAAGAAATGAATCATATCGAAGAAGGCTTCAATGCGCTGCTCGAAACGCAAGGCACATCTTGGGTTTGGGGCGGCTTTGAATTTAGGGCGATAGCCCAAAGCGGGCAATTTGCCACGGTAAATTTTGCGGACGGAGACCCAAACATTGTTATCTTGCGCGCCTTGCGCTCAGACCTGCCGCTTCTGCCTTCAAAAGGCGACACCATTTATAACGCATCGGGGCAGGGGCGGCTTGTTAAGCGCGCCCGCCACATAGATGAAACTTTTTTGGAGATAGAAATAAGTGAGTAAATTAAAAGACATTTTTACAGGCGTCAAAGAGGCTCTTACACCCCTAGGCATTCCGCTTGACTACGCCTTTACCGCCGATGTGGTGCGCGATATTCAGGAATATTTTGCGGCGGATGTCGGCGATGAATTTTTGGTTTTGCAGCTTGAGGGCGCAGGGGCGCGCCACGCCAATGCGTCTTTGCTTTTAAATAACGCGCTTGTTGCGGTTTATTACTGCTGCACAAGGTCGCGCACCCCAGAGCTTGCGCATTTAGACTCGATAGAGAGCGTTGCCGAAGCTCTGCACCACAAACGCATAGGCGGCCAAACCTTAAAGCTTTCTGAAGACGCAATCAAGCTTGAGTACAACGATGCCTTTTTGGCATGGCGCATAAATTTCACAATCTAACCAAGGAAAAACCATGAGCGAAAATATTATAATAGCAGGCCCCGCTTACGCAGTCCACCAATGGGGCACGGGCGCGGGGCAAACCGCAACCTTTTTATCGCGCGAAGACATCAGCGTTTCGATAGAAAAAGCAACCAAAGAACGCACCGCAAGCCACATCGGCAAGTTTGATGAAATCCTTTTAAGCGTTAAGGCCGTAATAAAATTTACGCCGCTTGAATGGGACAATATTTCAGCGCTCTTCCCGTGGCTCAATATGACGCGCGGCGCGCAGCTCTTTGGTGCCACAGACCGCTACACCAAGATATATTCGGCGGACGGCAAATGCTATACTTTTAAGCGCACCGCCGTCAGCAAGAGCGCGTCCATAAATGCGGGGGTTGAAAAAGACCTGCTCGGCGATGTCGAAATCACGGCGCTTCGCGCAAGCGGCGCAACGGACTACGATTCCGACAGTGCGCTTTACACGGTTGAAAGCGCAACCTACGCGCCGCCCGCGCTTCAGGATTCAAAGATATTTTCAATTCCCTACAATATCAAGTATGGCGATGTTTTGCTTGAGAGCGAAGAGGGCATAAGCATAGAGCCGAGCGTGCAGACCACCGAAGTTAAAAATGACAGGGTCGGCATTTGGGATATGATATTCGGCGGTGTTGAAATCGTCGCAAAGTTTAAGCCCGTCAACATAACGCAAGCGCAGTATGACGCCATAGCCATACCCACGGGCGGCGTTAAGCGCGGGCGCAGTCTTAAGTCCCAAGGCAAGACGCTTGAGATTTATGGAGGTGAAGTCGGAGACCCCAAATTCACACTCACTTCCGCCGTATGCGCGGGCAATCAGACGCTCACATTCTCGGCCACTGCGCAGAGATTCGGAGAATTGGAATTCCGCGCGCTTTCAAGCTCTGCAAGCACCCCCAAGCTTACAATAGGCACGGTGGAGGCCGCTCCGGAGGGCGAATAATCAATGCGTCTTAAGTGCGGACAGTTTTTAATTGCCGACGCTCCCGACTTTTTGGAGGTGGTTTTGCCTTCCTCTTTAGAGCTCGGGGCGGAGGCAATACGCCCCAAGGGCGCGAAGGATGACATAGTATTGTCTAGAGCAGGGGCGGGGTGCGAATTTTCCGTCCGCGTCGACAGGCTCTTTGCATCCCTTGAAGATGTGTCTGCATTCAAGTGTCAACATCGCGAAGCCCTCCTTGCCCTTGTGGCAAAAAACGGAGCGAGCTGGGATGTCGAGGCGCTAGATTATTACGGCCAAAGCTTTTTGGCAAAGGGCGCAAGCCCCCTCGGCTATGAAATTGATGAGGAAGTCGGGGTTTATTTAAGCATGACCTACAAATTTAAGTCCGCAACTTTTAGCAAAATTTAAAATGTCTACCTACAACGCAAGACTTTATTACAATGGGACGGCAAGCGGCAATATAGTCGTCGACTATGTGCGCATTGAGTCTGCGCCCAAGCAGATTTTGCACATTAACAATACCGCAGACGCCACGGTTAATTTCACGCTGCGCCACACAAACCACACCAACCTTGCGCTCTTTACCGTGGCTTACACAAGCCTGACGGAGTTTGTAAATTTACAAGACAAGCCCGTGATGCGCTTTGAGCTCTATCCCAACAAAAATAGGGTTGCGGGCGAGCTTGTATGGGCAAAAGACATTTATTTAAGCGACATCACGTTTAGCGCCGCAAACAACAAGAATATCGAAAAGTTTGCGGTCAACATTCCATCGGGGGCGGTGGCGGCTGACAATTATTTTGTGCAGGTAAAATATAGGCAGATCACCTCAAAAACCGTCGGCACCCCCACTTGGGACTTGACCGCCTCCCCTTTAAAAACGGGCGAACTTTTAGTGTCTGACTTTGAATATGTCTACGTTGATGAAGGCGCAAGCTCAACGCTTTATGAGGCCAAGTTGGTTTTCGATTCCTCCGGAACGAGAAATTGGCAGACGTCCCCCTCGGCAGGCGCTTATGCCGTTAATTCAGCGATACGTTTAAAAAACGGATACACGCCGCTTGACGTAGACGTGTCAAAGGGCGCACGCGTAAAATTTACGATGCGCTCAACAAGAGAGGCGTATTTCTATGCCTTTACGGGGAACAAGTATGCGTCTGAATTTATTTACATACACCGCACGGAAGATGATTCGACCACGGGCGGGGCGTTTCAATTTTTGATTTTTGAAACGCAAGGGCGCACCACGGATACCCACAAGTTTATAAAGGCCGTAGCCCCCGTAGATATAGCATATAAAGACGAAGACGAAAAAACAGGGCTGCTTGACAGCTTTACGATAGACTTACCTACTACTGTCCTCGAAGCGGGTAAGACATATTGGGTTCAGTTGCGCCTTGCCAATACGTCCAATATGCCCGTAGACAGATTTTCTAACGGCGTTTATGAGTATAAGTACGCCCGCGATATGGGCTACTTTACAACCTCGGTAACCGAAGTCATAGATGAGACCGAAGACGATGTCGAAGAGCCCGGAGAGGATACCTCCGTTCCTCTCTCCGATGTCTTGGGCGCGGTCAGCACGGTGCGCTTGGAATGCGACTCAAAGAAGCCGAGCATTTACGCCATAGATAAAAACACGCAAAGCGTTGCGGAGATTTTTAGGGGCGATGTTGCGGTGTTTGAATTGGGGCTCTTTATCAACGGCGCTCTTCCCGACGTCAACTTGCTAAGCAGGTTGAAGCTCATATTTAAAGCCGCCGATGGCGAACTTTACCCCGCCTCGGATGGCGAGCTCATAATGTCGCACGAAGCCTCAAAGCGCAAGACCGCAACAATTCAGCTCAACCAAACATTGACCCTTGAAGAGTGGGCGGCGGGTGCCTCGACCCATGCGAGCTTCCCGATTCTTACGGGGGCGCTCCCTGCGGGCGATGTTTGGCTTATTGTCAAGGGCGTTCTTAATAACGGCGTAGAGATAACTTTTATGAGCTCAAGGCTGCGCGTCATTGAAAGCGGAATCACAAACGCAATAAGCATACCGACCGCAAGCCCCTTTGGATCAATCATACAAATCGGTTCCGACTGGTATGCAAAAGACAAGGACACAGGGCTTTACCACATGCTTGAGCTACGCACCATAGGCGGGGTTCCGCGCTTCTATCCGCTGCAGGAGGGCATAAGCTTGTCATGAGCACGCTCGGCACATATTGGACAGAGGCGGTTTATAACCGCACGCGTCCGCACCTCTTAAGCGCGCGCACGGGGCGTCCCATTGAGCTTGTGGCGGGCAACAAGTACGCCTTAAGGGTTGCCTACTTTGATGAGCGCAGAAGCCTTGTGCCCGCGCAGTTCATAAAGAAGGCCTTTTTAAACGTCGGAGCGCTCGCGCTTGAAAGCGATATTACGCAAGACTTCAACTTTGGTAAGTGGGACGCCTTTGCGGATTCTCACGCAAGCTTTGAAGTTGATACGGAGGTTTTTGGTGCGGGGGTATTTTCTTTTGCGTTTTCTGCAAGCTTGCAGTTTGCGGGAGAGGCCGCGCCGCGCACATACGCCTTTTCCTCCGGCAACGTAAAAATTTCCGCTTTAAGCGGCTCTGTCATTCAGGCGCGCGGCGGCTCCGTTTATGCAGACAAACTCATGCTTAAAAGCGAAGAGGGCAGGTATCATCAAGTTTCAATTAAAGACATAAAAAACATTCCAACCCTTTATCCCAAGGAAACACCGCAATGAAAACCTTAACCGCAATTATCGTTGTATTTTGCGCGCTCAACACGCTTTGCGCAAAGCAATATTACCCGCTCATGGTTGACGAAGACGGCAAGTTGCCCAACGGCTCAAGCGTAGGCGGAGGCGCAGTCATTAAAGACGCGCAGCTTATAATCGACTTGAGCGACGCTGAAAAAATTTGGACAGATTTTGAAGTTAAGGTTATGAGCCGCACTCATCAAGTTTGCGTCTACTTTTTTTCAACACATAGGGCGGGGCTCGCCAGTTTCGCGGCCTCCCACCCAGGCATTACTGACAACAATGCCAAGGTATATTTTAACTATTCAAGCGGCAGCGAGGATGGGCGCAACATGAACGAATACCCGTATAAGACGGCGGGAGAGTCCATAACCTGCCTCGGCGTTTATTTTAATTCTTGGTTTGGGGAAAGCTCCCACATTCAGCTTTGCGGGATAATCTTTAAGCCCGACTTTACCCAAGCTTGGGTGCGCGCGGCATTTTTAGACCCCGACAACTATGTCATTGTCTGGCGCTCAAACCCCGTCGAAGCCGAGGTCGACTACTACGGCGGCAAAATTTGGAGACCCGTTCCTCTAACCCTTATCTACGAACAATAATGAAAATACTTACACTTATAGCTTTAACCCTGCTCGGCGGGTGCGTAGCTTGCCCCGCGCAAGGCCGTTATGAAACATCGCGCCGCGCGCTTGAACTTGAGCTTTCAGACGTTAAGCGCGTCAATTATGAACGCGCTGTCGTCATAGAAATTGTAGCCCCAGAGGCTACGCGCAAACCGCGCATAGAGCAATGCTTTGTGCTTACATCCCCGCGCATCAATGAAGTTTTATCCGCTATGGGCGATAGGCCAAGTCTAACGCGGGGCGAACGGGTTCAGCTGTTTTGGCAGGAGCTTTATTACGAACACCCCACCGTGCCGCTAGCCATAAGCAAAGTTTATGCGGCCACTTACTCTTACTTTCTTTTGAGGCAGACTGAAGACGCGGACATCGACACCGAGACCGTAAAAAAGAACTACCTCAAAATTAACTCACTTTTTAACCAATATCAAAAACCCAAAAAATAGGACATAAACATGTATAAAAAAATCATAGCTATCACCTTGGCGCTCTTTGCGGGGCTTTCCTGCTACGCAAAAACTGCCGCCGAAATCACGGCAGAAATCAAAGCCGTTTCAACCGCAAATCCGAGCGCCCCGCGCGAAGCTTTCACAGCGGTAATAGACGCTAACGCCGCCGACGTTAAGACCATACTTGACGCGCAAAAAAGCAACCCCGCATTTATTGCGCAAGCCCTGCCCAAGGCCGCAAAGCCCGCTATAACAGAAGCTCAGGCCGCAGCCTATGCCGCAACCCAAGCGATATTTCAGCGCGCCGCATTCTGCCGCCCCGACTTGCTTGAAGGGTGGAGCGACCTTGCGCTTATCGCCACGCTCAACGGCGAATATTGGAAGCGCAAGGAGATAGAAGACCCTACGGCATACTCAAGCTTCAAGAGCGGCGGCTTTAAAATCGACGGGCAAGAAGTTTCGGATAAACTTAAATTTTTGTCCGCGCAATACGCGAAGGATTCCGAATATCTTTGGAATTGCGCAATCGGCAATGTTCTTGCCGAGGCCGGCGGCGCATCCGCATTAGGCCTATATGTGGACTTTCTGAACAGCCAAGGCGAAACCCGCGAACCCGCCGCAATAAAGGACAAGCTCGCCACCTGCGAAATACTATTTGCGAAGTATTACCTAAGCGCGGTCGACACCAATACGCAGCTTCAAAAACTTCAAACCAAAATCGAAAGACTCTCGCAGCTTTACCTCAACCTTGCCGTAGAAAAGGGCAAATACAAGTAAGGATTACACTATGAAAATAATGGCATACATATTCACTGCGGCTTTTGCCGCGCTCATGTTGGCGGGGTGCAATACCACCACCATAACCGAGACCAGCTACGCCGCAGACGGCGTAACCGTTACATCTGTCAAGGAAACGAAGACATCCGAAAGCGCCATAGTTGTTTTGGCCAAAGAGGCAACCAAAACCAACCTTGCCATTAAACAGGGCGGGTGGTTTGCGAATGTCGGCGTCAACGCGTCCACAAACTCATACGGACTCAACGGCGGCTCAATAGACAATTCCGCAATCCTCACGCAGGACAGCCAATACGGTAACGGTTTTGTGGCGGCGCTCCCTGCCTCGTGGGAGGCTCAAAAGTATAGTATTGAAGTCACCAAGGACGGCATAATTGCCGAGGGCAACAACAATGAAACCACATCAAACAGCGGCAGTACTGCAACGTCTGCGACGGAGGAAAAATAACATGTCCGAGCCGGCAAACAATCAAACCGCCGTCAATGACGGCAAGAAGAAGATGGGCGCTTATCTCACGTCTAAGGGTGCAATCATTGGGGCGGGCATAGGCACCGTTCTTGTTGCGCTCGGTGGAGTTCTTGAAGAGAACACATCTTGGGTGGGTGCGATACTGGAAGTTATCAAGAGCTTCCTATTTTAACAACCTTAAGCCTCCGCGTCTTAGGGCGCGGGGGCAAAACAAACCGAAAGCATCACACATGATACGGACAACGGGCAACTCTTTATCCCTCTTTGCGGCGAGCATCGCAACCATCACAACTGAAGACCTTCGGCTGTGGTTTATCGCCTTGGCGGGCTTAGCCATTACGCTTTGGGGCAATTGGCATAAGCGTTACAAGGACAGCCTTGAGGCGCAAAGAGCGCGTCAAGAGCTTTGCAATCTTTGTCTGAAAAGCGGAGTAAAGCCGCGCACTTGCGCCGCAAAGGAAGAGCATCGCCCCGGGGGTTGCCCCCTCACAAATAAAAAACACGGAGAATAAAAAACATGGAAGAATCATTAGGGACACTACTCGGCTGGGAAATTGTAAAATTATCCGACGGCCGCGAAATACAGGTAAAACAGCTGCCCGTCCGCAAGTTTCCTGACTTGCTTCTTGCGCTCGATAACGAGCCGCAGATGGTGGAGCTTTGCACAGGGCTCAAGCCCGAAGAAATGGACGCGCTTCTGATAGAAGATTTTGAGCTGCTCTTTGCGAAAGGGGGAGAGTTGAACTTGCCCCCTTTTTCCAGATGGCTCAAACGGCGCAAGGAGGCCGCGCAGAAACTCCAGAGTCTATACGCAGAAAGCTCAGAGAGCGCGCAAACGGTGCAGACCCTTGGCGCGAATGGTGCGAGCACATAGCACTGCTATGCGTTATGAGCGGGCTTGATTGGGATACGCTTCTTGATTACAGCCCAGCGCGTCTCAAATACATCTCGGACGCAATAGGGGTAATGCGCACAGTCAACCGCATAGACGCTTTCAGGGCGCACGCCGCAACATTGGACAGTAAAATCGCGGAGGGATTGGCAAGGTGAACGGCAAATTAAAATCTGCGCCTTGGAGCGATAATGCGTCCGATATTCCAGTTTTTTTTATTTTTTGGAAATATATACTCCATTAAAAAAGCCCAAATAACAAAAGAAGGCCCCAAGAAAAACACAACGAAAAGGAATAGGCCTAATAAAACGAAAAAGACCTCTGAAAAAACATTCCATAATGTGCCTAGTATTTCCATTTCTGATTTAAGTTTTTAAACATAAATAAAAAAGTCAACGCAAAACGACCATGACAAATGACATATATGAAATACTGTTAAAAATAGAAGCCGATGTTGCAGATTTAAAAGAAGCCCAAGAAGAATTACATAATTTGCAGGAGGAGCTAGCCAACACTAGAGAGCAACTTGAGGCAGGCTTCAATCTTAATATAGGCGCTAAAATAAGCGACTTTGTCCTATCCTTTCCCGATAAAATGATGGGGACGATAAGGGCGTTCGGCGTCCAAGAGCAAGCCGTTGCAAAACTTAATGTAGCCTTACAGCGTTATAGCAATATTTCGGGGGACATGCTCCCCGCCTTGACGGAGTTTGCGTCAAGGATGCAAAAGATTACGATTTACGGCGATGAGCAGATAATATCCATGCAAGCCTTTGCCGCCTCAATGGGCGTCGGGGCCGGGCAGATGGAACACGTAATAACAAATGCAATAGGCCTCTCAAGCGCGCTTGGCATGGATGTTAATACTGCGGTCAAGGCAGCGTCTGCCGCATTTCAGGGGAACGTAAAAATGTTGACAGAATACATCCCCACGCTCCGCCAATGTAAAACGGAGGCCGAAAAGCTTGCGAGGGTTCAGGAGCTCGCCGCTAATGGCTTTAAGCAGGCTCGCGAAGAGGCGCGCGGCTCCCTTGGCAATCTGCAACAGCTTTCCAACGCATGGGGGGATGTTTCAGAAGTTCTCGGAGAGGGCTTTGCGCCCATAGTAAAAAGTGTTTCGGAGGCGTTAAGGGTTATGGCGGAATTTCTTTCCGAAAATAAAGAAATGACTATAATTTTAAGCCGCGCCCTCATAAGCCTTGCGATAGCATTTACCTTTCAGAAAATTGGCGGGCTCGAAAAAGTTTCTGCACTTTTTAAACTTGTGAAATTGTCAATGTCGGGGAGCGCCGCTGCCGCAACAGCTGCCGCTGCGTCAACCGAGGCGGTGGGCACCGCTGCGGCGGTTGCGACTCCCGTTGTAAGCGGTTTGGGGATTGCGCTTAAGAGCGCCTTTATAACATCGGGAATCGGACTTATTGTTTTAGGGCTGACTTACGCGTTTGAAGCATGGGCAAACAGCGCGCAGGCCGCAAAAGAAAAGCTTGATGAGCTTCAAGCAAGCGTTGACGGGCTTGCTCAATCCAACGCCGCACAAGCCGCCGCCGATATGCAACTTTTAGGGCAAACGGGCGCAACGTGGCAAGAAATTTACGCGATACAGATCGAAACAAGCGCAAGGATTACAGACGCATACAAACGCCTAAAGGAAGCCCAGGGGCAGGGGTTGAATGATTCTGCAATATTCAAGGAGATTAAGGCTTATGAAGAATTGCAGCGCATTTTGATGAAAAACTACGACAATTATCAAGCCCTTAAGCGGATTCGCGAAGAAGACAATACAAATTCAGCCAATCTGAAATTTGAGGAAGCCCGCAAAAAACACATACTTGAAAGCGGAAGCGCGGAAGAAAAACTTAGGGTAATAATGGGCGATTATTCAAAGCAGTTTGAAAAAGTTTCGCGTCTACAAAAAGAGTTTAATGAATCAAAGGGCGAGGTAAGACTTGAAGTTGCAAATGAGCTCGCTATCGAGGGCGAAAAACTCGATAAGTTGTCGGCGCAAAAAAAGACTCTTGCGGATTCTATAAAATCTCAGCGCGAAAAGACCGCAGAATCGGTAAGGAATTACAATATCGAGTTGGCTATCTTGCGCGCGCGTATCAGCGGGGATAAAGAGGGTATTAAGAGCGCGGAAAATCAAAAAAAGATTGCGCAATATGCGAAAGATTATCTTGAAACTTTCAAGACTGAAAAGATGACAAAAGAGCAGTTGCGCGCCCTTGAGGATACCGCCCTTAAAACAGCGCGAGATCGCGTGAAGCTTGAGGATGAAGCCTTGCGTATAGAAAAAGAGCGTGAGCAACTTAAGAACAGGGAGTCCACAATTGAGGATTACATCTACCGCTTAAAAATCGCACAGGCGAAGGCCGCCGGTAATATGCTGCTTGTGGAGCAGCTCGAAGCCGCCAAGCAGCAGGCGCAAGACCTGAAAAAACTCATTGAGGAAGGCTTTGACCCTAAGTATGCCGCCCAGATGATTAAAAGCGTCTCAGACGCCGAAAAACGTGCCTCAAAGACCGAGGATGGCGGCGGGGTAGGTAGCGCCCCCAAAGGGGGTTCAAGTCCATCCCAGAGGCGCAAGGGCGATAACAGCCCCCTATTTGCCGAGAAGCAATCGGCAATATCTTCAATGGGCGCAGACGCGGGGGCAACGCGCCGCCCGCGCGCAACGGTTTCAGCGCGCGCCCTTGAAATGTTCGGCGAAAAGGGCAAGCCCGCAAGCTTGAGTTGGGACGATGTCAAAAAGGGTAAGGGTGTTCCGCAACCGCCCTCGGCAAACAAGATAATGGGCTCAATTTCTGCGCAAGCGGCCAAGGCGGCAGAAATCAGCGGCGTAAAACCCGCTGATCCAAAGGCGCAGAAAAAACAAAACCTTGGGGGCGACAAGCCCGTCGCCGAGCGTTCCGTCGAAGAGCAAAAGAAAATTTTGGAAGAGAGCAGACGGCTTACGGAAGATTCAAAAAAACTTTTGGAGAGCATAGACAGAAACATTAAAGCTTTGGCAGAGGGTAAAAAAGATGGCAAATAAAACACTTACACAACCGTGCTATGATGACCTTTACAGGCGCAATTTTTACTTTAGCCAGTATGGCGATAGGACAAACTACTTTGTGGAGCTTGACTATTACATACACAGGGACGCCTTCATTACGCGCCTCGGGCAACAGCTGGACTTGAGGCAAAAGGCCTTTAACGGCAATTTTATATTTTCCGATGCGCTCATTTTACGCACGTTTGATTCTCTGCTTGCGGACGGTGTAAAGTTCAAACTCATATCAGAGACGGAGCAAGTCTTGCTTGAGGGCGAAGATGTGTATAAAATTACGGAGCTTTACGGCTATGCGCCCACAATGCTTGACGATGGGGGCGCGCGCGTTCCCAAAACTTATTACGATTACGCCGCAGAGATGGTTCAGCAGTTCGGCAAGCTCGACCCAAGCGGCGCGGCCACTTGCGCAATTTCGGGCGGCTCTTATGATACCCTTGAAAATCAATTCAAAGTAATACTTACAAACGCCTCGGATGTCGGGAAATTTTCCGTTGGGGACGCAATACACCTTGACCGCCCATATCGAAGCGTAGGCAGTATGTGGTATTATCATTTTTATAGCGCGCGCACAAATATCATCTCCATCAATCCCGCCACAAAGGAGATTGTTTTTGAGGCTACAGCGATAACCAATGCCACGGCCCAAGACGGGGCAAACCTCAATCCGTTTATAATCGGCGGCCTCTTTGGCGTAGGCGATTGGTTCCTCATAAAGGATTACTCTCAATCCTCGGCGCGCAATGTGATACGCAATGTAACCAAGCTCATAACCTTTCATGCCGAACTGCCCGATCCCGACGCCAAAGAAACCGTATCCGATGGCACGGGCGCGGAGACGGATACCATCTCGCAATACACCACGCCGAGCATATCAACATGGAAGCAGCGTATTACCGATAGAGAGCTCTACACCTGCGCCGAGACCGAACTTGAGCGCGTCGAAACAGGCCTTTATAAGAAGACGGTGCGCAAAACAAGGTGCTTCTGATTTTGCGAATAATTTGCGACAAAAAATGTCATCATTCCTAAATTGTTTATAAATAATATCTTATTTTTTATTAAATGAGGTTCGACTCCCCTCACCTCCACTTTTTAGGCGCGATACGGCGCTTGATACTCCGCTAAA